GCTGTACTGCGGTCATTGCAACACGCCGAAGCAGTGCCGGATCCCCATCGGTGGGAGCGCCCGCCTTGTCGGCTGTCAGTGCGCTTGCGCGGCGCGAGAATACGAGGCCGAAAAAAAAGCACGCGCTGACCGTGAGAAGAGACTGCGCATCGAAACGCTGCGTGCTGACGGAATCCGCGACAAGAGCCTGACGGCGTGTCGGTTCGACACGGCAACGATGAGCGAGGAAATCGTCAAGTGCAAGCGCTACGCCGACGCATGGGACGATATGCGGAGAGAGAACAACGGACTCCTGCTGTGGGGCAACACCGGCAACGGGAAGACCTTCGCGGCGGCGTGCATCGCCAACGAGCTGATTGATCGCGGAATTCCGGCGATGATTACGAGCTTTCCGCGAATCCTCAACGCGGGATACGACAAGCAGGAGATCATCGAGCAGGTGCATTACTATCCGCTGATGGTGATCGACGATCTCGGCGCAGAACGCAGCAGCGAGTACGCGATGGAAACCGTCTACACTGTCATTGACGAGCGATACAAGTCCAAGAAGCCGCTGATCGTCACCACGAACCTGACGCTGGACGAGCTGTGCAGGCCGAAAGACATGACTTATCAGCGCATCTATGACCGCATTCTCGAGATGTGCACGCCACTGGTATTCAAGGGCGATAGCATGAGACGCGACAAGGCAAATCAGCGCATGAGGCACGTCAAATCGGTGTTGGCAGGCGGTGCGCCGTGAGCGGGTATCGCGGGGGCATTTTCAAGTGCCCGTTTTACTCGCGGGATTACCGCGACTATCTCAACTGCGAAGGCGCCCAAGTCAAACTGCCGAAAGAAGAGCTGGACGAATATACACGGCGCTACTGCGCCAACGAAGAATGGCGACGCCGCCCGATTGCCCGGGCGCTGCTGCTGCACTACGAAAGGGGAGCAAAACCATGAGCACAAGAAACAGAGATAAGATCAAGCAGTTTGAACGCGAGCTTGGCCGCTACGAAAAGCGCTGCGGCGACCTGATGAAGCTGAACGCGCAGTTTTCCAAGCGCGCCAGCGGCGTTACCGAGATCAGCATTGCAACCGACGCGCTGCTTGCGCAGGTGGCGATTGCCTACGGCGAGGACGCAGTAGACCCCGACACGTGGGCGGTCATCGGCAAACGCCTGACGCTGCCGAAGTTCGACGCGCGGGAGACCTACCGCAAGCACGAAGTGCATGCACGCAGCGACGGCGAAAACTACATCATCGGCGTCGGCCTGCGTGACGATCCTGCGGACGGCAAGCGGGAAACCACCTGGAATGCCCCTGAGATCGTGCAGGAGCGCTCGGAATGCGAAAAACGTGAAATGACACCCTCTGGGGATAAAAATGCGCAGAGCGCGCTTCAAGGCGATTTATGGGAGGCACACGATGGCGCTGACATCAGCTGACCTTGCACGGCTGGGCCCTGCGGCGCAGAAGCAGGTGCTTGACAAACTGGCAGGCGCGCAGAAGCCGAAGAAAAGCAAGTACGGCAACCGCAAGGTCGTGCGCGACGGCATCAAGTTTGATTCCGAGCGCGAGGCGGCGAGATTCGGCGAGCTGAAAGTGTTGCGAGCGATGGGCAAGATTCGCGACCTGCGGCTCCAAGCCAATTTTACCCTCGTGGAAGGCTATAAGACCATCGAGGGCAAACGCATCAAGCCGATGGTCTACCGTGCGGATTTCACCTACGAGCGGGCGACCGAACCGGACTGCAACGGCGCGGTGTATTGGCTGCGCGAGGTTGAGGACGCGAAGGGTATGAAAACGAAAGATTATTTGTTGAAAAAGAAGCTGATGCAGGACAAGTACGGCATCACGATCCGTGAGGTGTGAGATGGGCTTCGAACACTGCCACAGCTGTAAGCCGCCGACGCGGTATCCTGGCTGCCAAGATCATTGCCCATACTACGCGGCGGACAAAGAAAAAAGCGACGCAAGCCGCAGGGCGAAAGAGGAAGAATACCGCGCCATTGATGATTTCCGTGTGGCGCGCAGATTCAAGCAAAAGCGGCTGCATAATCTGAAATGACGAAATGAGGGAGCGAAAAGATGTTGACAGAAAACATGAATCACGTGCCGTTTAAGACGGTCGTATATCCGCAGCTCAAGGCGGCATTGCAGGACTCCGGTATCACGCCGCCGGAGTTGAGCGAAAAGATCGGTGTCTCCCCGCTCTGCCTGTGGCGATGGACAACGGGAAAGAACGAATTCAGCATTCGCGTGATTAAAGCGCTGCTGCAAGTGACGGGGCTGACATTTGAGGAGGCGTTCGGGGAGGTGCCGACATGCTGAGAGTGCATCGGGCAAAGACCCCGTTTGAGCGCTGCGTTTATCCGGCACTCAAAGAAGCGCTGGAAAAGACAGACTTGTCGCAGATCCAGCTGGCGAAAGAGTGCGGCGTAGCGCAGTCGACCATCATTCGGTGGACGTTCGGCGACTGCGAGTGCACCGTGAAATTCCTGCTCAAGTTGGAAGAGATCACCGGGAAGCCGTTCCGGGAGATGTTCGGAGAATGCGAGGGGAGAAGATGAAGGTTTTAGTTGCCTGCGAGGAATCGCAGGAAGTCTGCAAGGCGTTCCGAGCGCTGGGGCATGAAGCATACTCGTGCGACATTCAGGAGCCGTCCGGCGGACACCCTAAGTGGCATATCCTGGGCGATGCGCTCAAGTCCATCGAGGGGGGGCAAGTGACCACTATGGACGGGCGGACCCATGATGTGGGGAAGTGGGATATGATTATTGCTTTCCCGCCCTGCACCAAAACCAGCAACGCCGGAGCGCGGCACTTGTATAGGGGCGGCAAGCTCAATATCAAGCGGTATTATGAGGGCTTGTGCGGTAAAGCACTCTTTTTAACTATTTGGGCAGCGGATTGCGAAAAAGTTGTGATTGAGAACCCGACGCCGAGTAAAGTCTTTGAGTATCCAGAGCCAACCCAAGCCATACAGCCCTATCAATACGGGCACCCGTTTAGCAAAAAAACCTTGTTGTGGGAGCGTGGTGTCCAGCCGTTGGAGCCGACCAATATTGTTGAGCCGACGGCAACATGGTGCCCGAGCGGCAGCTACAGCCATAAGCATGGGGAACAGCATAAAGGCATGTTTACCACGGATAGGGCGAAAAACCGCGCAAAGACCTTCCACGGCATCGCCAAAGCCATGGCGGAGCAATGGGGAGGAGACATTAGGGCGGAATGACCATGTACATCGGCGAACCATTTAGCTGGAATCCTGCCGCATTTGAGGGCAGCAACGGCCTTATGAGCGTGACCACGAAAGAGACAACTGCGCACGGGCGCGTCGTCTACATCAACGAAGCGCACCGCTACTTTACGGCGGAGGCGGATTTCAATGGGAATAAGCTCAGAGAGAGCTTCAAATTTTAACAAAAATCAGGAGGAATTTCATCATGAACAACAATCAGGATTATATCGTTCGCTGTGACCGCGCAGGCGTTTTCTTTGGCAAGATCAAGGAGAAAAACGGCTCCGAGGTCACCATGACCGAGGTGCGTAAGCTGTGGAGTTGGGACGGTGCGTGTGCCGTAGAGCAGTTGGCGCAGGACGGCACAAAAACACCGGGCAACTGCCGTTTTACCGTGACGATCCAGGAAATGACCGTGCTGGGCGCGATCCAGATTATCCCGTGCACAGATGCGGCATCTGCGTCGCTTCGAGGCGTAAAGGAGTGGAAGAGATGATGCTTGATGATAAGATCAAAGCCTTTCTGACTGTGAGCTCCGGCTCTGGCGACGGCGACGGCTCCGGCTCCGGCTCTGGCGACGGCGACGGCTCCGGCTCCGGCTCTGGCGACGGCTCCGGCTCCGGCGACGGCTCCGGCTACGGCTCCGGCTCCGGCTCCGGCTCCGGCTACGGCTCCGGCTACGGCTACGGCGACGGCTACGGCTCCGGCTACGGCGACGGCGACGGCTCCGGCTACGGCTCCGGCTACGGCGACGGAATTAAGAGCTTCAACAGGGAAACGGTCTATCAAATTGACGGCGTAAATACGCTGATTCGTTCCGTGCGCGGCAACACTGCGCACGGGGCAATCTTGAACGGCGATTTGATGCTCACGTCGTGCTACATTGTCAAGCAGGGCGACATTTTCGCACACGGCGAAACGCTGCGCGAAGCAATGGAGGCGTTGCGAGACAAGCTTTTCGAGGATATGCCAGAAGAGGAGCGCATTGATGCGTTCCTGCGCGAGACAGACCGCGAAAAAACGTATCCGACGCAGTATTTTTACGACTGGCATCACCGCTTGACCGGCTCGTGCGACATGGGGCGAAAGCAGTTTGCCCATGACCACGGTATTGACCTCGAGCACGGCATGATGACGCTGACGGAGTTTTTGGAGCTGACGAAAAATGCTTACGGCGGCGATGTGATTCGAAAAGTGATCGATAGAATGGAGGCATAAATGGACGCTTTAGAATTTTTGATAGAACGGAAGAGAATGTGCAACTTATGCAAGCATTGCAAGGGCTGCCCACTTGAAAGAGTTGGATGTGGCCTTGGCACCAGCGCACCCGATGCAGAGTACGAGAAAATCATTGCTGCCGTTGAGCAGTGGTCGAAGGAGCACCCACACAAGACGCGGCAGAGCGTGTTTTTGGAACAGTACCCGGAGGCACGCATCGGGGATGATGGTATGTTGCAGATAAATCCCTGCTCGATTTCTGCGTCGCACAGGAATGCCCGAGGTAACTGCGCAACTATGCAACGCGAGTGTTCTGACTGCCGCCGCGAGTTTTGGGGTCAGGAGGTGGAGTGAATGGCTGAATTGAAACCTTGCCCGTTCTGCGGCGGTGAAGCAATACTTGAAACAGTAGATGGCAACAGCTCAGAAGAGTGCTACATATACTGCCCAGAGTGTGATTTTGAAAGTGGCGTATATAGCGAGCCCAAATTTATCGTCGAAAAATGGAACAGGAGGGGCTGACAATGGCTGAATACATTGAGCGCGCAGTGGCAGTTACCGTTTGTGATAAACAGTATAGAGAGTGTCTGCGGAAAAGTGATTTTTGTGGTGACACGGTAGCTTGGAATATCTGCGCCGATATAAAGGCGATCCCCGCCGCTGACGTTGTGCCGGTGGTGCATGGGCGGTGGATTCACGATGGGTGCAGGGTTAATGGTGGCATTGATTGGTGCCATTGTAGCGAGTGCGGGAAATCAGATAACTTTTGCGCGCGCACAAACTACTGCCCCAACTGCGGCGCAAAGATGATGGAGTAAACACATGAGTCGTAAAAGCAACTTTAGGTTATATAGAGTGTGGGACGGGATCATACAGCGGTGTTGCAATCCTAATGCTAAAAATTATCGCAATTATGGAGGTAGAGGGATTCGTATTTGCAATGAATGGAGAGAAAACTTTTCGGCTTTTGAAGAATTTTGCCTTTCCAATGGGTGGGAATATGGATTGCAGGTAGATAGGATTGATAATAACAAGGGATATTCTCCAGATAATATCCAATTTGTTACAAGAGCGGAAAACCTAAGGAATAAAAGAACAAATCATCTGATTACGTTTTTAGGGGAAACACTTTGTGCGGCGGATTGGTGTGAACGATTTGGAATATCAGGCTCCACCTTATGGAGAAGGTTGAAAAGTGGGTGGAGCATTGAAGATGCACTCACCAAGCCAAAGCAAAAGCGAACCAAGAAGATGAACGGAGGGGACAGCAATGCGCTTAATCGACGCTGACACGGCCGCCGCCTTCGCGGAGAATTGCGGGGCAACCTTTGTGGCGAAAAGACTGAGAGACAGCAATGCCTTCCAAGAGGTCGTTACTCGGTGCAAGAACTGCAAGTACTATCGCAATCACCCAAACGGTCTGTGTTACCTACATACGGAGCCAAAGGAAAATGCCCGAGGGTATTCCGGCGATGCGGCGTGTGTAGAGCCGGACGATTTTTGCAGCTACGGCGAACCGAAGGAGGGGACAACACATGACTAACGAAGCGAAAGAGCTGATTTACAAGGCCAAACAACAAGGCTGGCTGAGCGGATTTGATTTTTCTATTCTCATACAAAGGCTGCTTGTTTCTGAACACGGCTATGTCATGGACACAGGGAATTGGGAGAACGCAAATGCCGCAGTCGCATTGAGGCTGGCAAGCAATATAGAGAAACACCCGTTGCTTTGGAAGCTGCTCTTTATGGTTGCATAGGGAGGCGAATGCGAATGATAGATAGTGTGATGGTGAACATTGGCGCGGCGGTTATGCTTATTGGCGGCGTTGCGTTGGTGGCAATCGTTCTTGGATTGGCAGTCTATGCCGCCGGTTTGGCTTGGATAGCCGCAAGCAATAAGTGGAGGGATATTCTCCGAGCGGAGAGCCTGATCTACGAATACCACATGAATAGAGAGGCATATATCGAGTGGAGGGAAAAAGCGAATAAGGCACAAGACAATGGAGACCCAAAATGTTGACGATCACGATTAAAGCCAACGTCCCCGCCGCTGATGCGCAGGGCATCAAGGAGCGCATCGCCATGGATATTGAGCGATACGGCGACTGCAAGGTCGTGAGCATCGTGAGCGACCGGGGGCGAGAAGAACAGCTACAAATGAAAGGAGCCAAATTATGAGCATCAACATCAAGAAGTACACCAAAGACCAGATGGCGAAGATGGTGGAGGACGCCGCCGAAAGGCTCGAATCGCAGAAAAAAGAAAATGCAGAGCTGGCCGAACAACTGAAATCCCAAACGGCAAAAACGATTGCGCTGCGAAATGATTTGATGGCAAAGATGCATTCGAACGCCGTGCTGACTGAGAAGCTTGACCAAATGAACGGCGAGGCCATCACCCGCGAGAACGTGATCGCGAATCTGAAAGCAGATGCGGATATTCTGCGCATGAAACTCAAGGATACCGAAACCGCGCTTGGCAGGTCGGCAAACGAAGCGTCCAGACTGGTAGGCGATTTACAGGACGCGAGAATGCAGGTGCTTGACCTTGGGACAGAGGTAGACGTTGCGCGCAATCACCCGTGGCGAAACCTGTGGGCGTGGGTCAAACGGGAGGCGGCGCGCCATGAGTAACGATCCGTTTAAATGGAGTACACCGCCGAGAGGGGGCGCACCTGTCAATAGTCCGTGTATCGAGCATGACAATGTAAATCACCCCGCGCATTACACGGCGGGAGGGGTCGAGTGCATCGACGCCATCGCGGCCGCATTGACGTGCCAAAAAGACCCGATGCAAGCATGGCTGACGGGACAGGTGCTCAAGTACATGTGGCGCTGGCCGCTAAAAAACGGCAAGGAAGATCTGCGAAAGGCGAGATTCTATCTTGACAGGCTGATCGACAGCGCGGGAGATGATTGAGGTGATGCGATGAGCACGTTTTCTGATCGGCTGCGTGGATTGCGGGAACGTCACCAACTAAAGCGCTGCGCGTTATCTGAGCTGTGCGGGCTGAACCGCAACACGATCAAACGCTATGAGATGGGGACGCAGAAACCATCAATGGACGCGCTGATAAGCATTGCTGACTATTTCGGGGTGTCGATTGATTACTTGCTCGGTCGGTCGGACTACCCAAAAAGTTTATAAAAATATTTTGCAAAACTCACTTATAAGTGAGTCATGGTATTGCAATTATGGGAGAATTGAACCGCAGAGGTGTAAAAGCCTTTGCGGTTCTCTCATTTATGGCGTTCAACCTCCTGCGCCATAGCGGGGCGCGGTGCTTTTCATCTTTTCACACCGTCCCCCGCGATCTGCCGCACGCACGATGCAGCCCACGATCAGGGCCGAGAGGTCGTACCTCTCATGCGGCACAGAACCCCGTGCACCTCTCAACGATGTGTCCCAGCGGGGACATACGCAGACGTAGCTCAATCGGTAGAGCACCGCGCCAGGAGGTAAATGCAGGTTCAAACCCTGCCGTCTGCGCCAAAAGAGGAGAGCCGCTGCCTTTGGCAATGGGAAAAGCCCGCCTGAAAGTGCGGCAATACTGGTTCGCGCGAGCATGGGGTGAGCGATTAAATCAGGCCAAATCGGCGACAACACCGGGCGAGCCTGAGCCAGTAAGTGTATGCCCTTCGGGGCGGGTAAAGTCTGCTATGTAAGGCCAAGGGGCGGGGGCTGGTAGCAAAAAAATAATTTGACAACGCTTATCGGCGTATCAAAGCGGTAATAAACTGTAACGGGCGGATGGAATTAGACCGCAGCACGACAGCAATTAACGCAAGGGATGTAAGCAGAAGCAAAGCAAATGTAAACAATTGCAAGCAAAATGTTTACATCGCATAGCTCAGAGAGAGAAAAGAAAAGCCCCCTTGTTTCCCCCCTCTCTTCTTCTCCCCCTTGCATTCCCCGTATTATCTTACCCCCTATAATCCCCCAAAAGAAAAGAGAGAGAGAGCGACATTTTGCGCGCGAGAGCGACGAGGTGATGACATGGCTGCGCGTCTGACAGACCGGCAGAAAAAGAAAATACTGGCGGACTATGTGCAGACAAACAACTATTGCGCCACAGCGAAAATCAACGGCGTGTCCGCAACGACGGTTAAGAACCTTGTGCGGGCAAATGCCGACATTGTGGAAAAGTGCGAACAAAAAAAGGAAGAGAACACCGCCGATGTATTAGCGTACATGGATAAGCACAAAGACCTGGTGTGTTCGTTCATCGGAAAGGGGCTTGAAACGCTCAACGACCCCGAAAAGCTGGCCGCGGCAAATCTCAGCCAGATCACCACGGCGATAGGAACGCTGATTGACAAGTGGGCGATGATCGGCGGCAGCCCTGCCGACACGGTAAGGGAAGACGCGCTCAGTCAGAGCCTAAAGGAAATGGCAAAGGAGCTTGAGAGTGACACATGAATACAGAATTAATGTTTTCCAGTAAAACAGACTTATGGGAAACGCCACAAGATTTGTTTGATAAACTGAATAATGAATTTCAATTTACACTTGATGTGTGTGCAACTCCAGAAAATGCAAAATGCGACAAGTTCTATACGGAGGAACAAGACGGACTGGAACATCCGTGGAAAGGAACCGTGTGGTGTAATCCTCCATATGGGCGCGGCATCGGGCAATGGGTGAGGCGAGCGTTATTTGCATCCGTTAGCGGGTCTACCGTCGTAATGCTACTTCCTGCCAGAACAGATACAAAATGGTTCCACGATTACATATACAAAAGAAACAATGTGGAAATTCGGTTTATTAGAGGACGATTAAAATTTGGCGGGAGTAAAAATTCTGCTCCATTTCCGTCTATGGTAGTTGTATTTATGCCACATGATTAGCCCAAAGCAAGCGAAAATCCTTGCTTTCCCCTATTCCAAGTATGACGCGCTGATCTGCGATGGTGCTGTGCGTTCCGGCAAGACCTCCATCATGATGTGGGCGTTCGTCCGCTGGGCGATGGAGAATTTCAGCAGTCAGCGCTTCGGCGTGTGTGGCCGCACGGTTGACAGCTGCACAAAGAACATCATCGTTCCGTTCACGGCGATGAGCCTTGCAAAGGAGCGCTATATCATTCGATGGCGGCGCGGTGACAAGGTGATGGAAGTGCGGCGGGGAGCCGTGACGAATTACTTTGAGGTGTTCGGAGGAAAGGACGAGGCCAGCTATACGCTGATCCAAGGCCGCACGCTGGCGGGGGTGCTGCTGGACGAAGTAGTGCTGATGCCGCGCTCGTTTGTGGAACAGGCATTAACTCGCTGCTCGGTAGACGGGGCAAAGCTGTGGTTTTCCTGCAACCCGGGAAGTCCGCAGCACTGGTTTTATACAGAGTGGATACAGCGGAACAAGGAGCGGAACGCGCTGTATCTGCATTTTGAAATGACGGACAACCCCGGCTTGTCTCAAAAGACGCTGGAACGCTATCAGGCAATGTTTTCCGGCGTGTTCTACGACCGATACATTCGCGGCCTGTGGGTAGTGGCCGAGGGGCTGGTATATCCGATGTTCGCCAAAGAAGTAAACGTCACGAACGAAACGGGCGGCGCGGGAAAGTATTATATTTCCTGCGACTACGGCACGCAAAATCCTACCGTCTTTTGTTTGTGGCGCATGGATAAAGGCCGCGCTGTAATGGAGAAAGAATACTATCACAGCGGGCGAGCCACCAATCGGCAGAAGACAGACGAGGAATATTATCAAGATTTGGAACGGTTTGCAGACGGATATAATGTTGAGCGAATCGTCATTGACCCCAGCGCCGCGTCATTTTCGGAGTGCATCCGTAGACATGGGAAGTTTGCTGTTTGGAAAGCAAATAACGATGTTCTTGATGGGATCCGTTTAACGGCTGCGTGTATCAAATCGGGGCGAATCAAATTTCATGAAAGCTGCACGCACGCTTTTGATGAGTTTGGGCTTTATAGCTGGGATAAGGACGCGGCAGAAGATAAAGTCATTAAAGAGAATGATCACGTCCTCGACGCTGTTAGGTATTTTGTTATGACGGTTCTGCGCCGAGAAATTGCAGTTGAAAATCCTATGTATGCAAGCAGCTCCGTAAAGTTGAGGAGATAAAAATATGGGCTTAGTGAATGGCATTGTAAATACAGTAAAACGATTTTTCTTTCCGCAGGCGGTCGCCGAGCGGGAATTTGGCGCATCTCCCGCCGTAAGCCTTACGATGGAACAGCATATCGGTTTGTGGTATGCGATGATGGTCAATACCCCACCGTGGCAAAACTGTGATGTGAAAGCGGTAGGCCTGCCCGCTGCGATTTGCCGAGAAGTGGCAAGGCCGACGCTGGTTGAATTTACAGCAAACATCACCGGCAGCAAGCGCGCAGATTACCTGAACGAAAATTTTCAGACAGCAAAAGAAAACTTTAATCGGGCATTAGAACTCGGCCTTGCGCTTGGTGGTGTGGCGTTGAAGCCGTATATTTACGGTGACAATATGCTTGTGGATGTTACCGGCGCTGCGGGCTTTCAGCCGACAAAGTTTGACCCGTCCGGTCGCTGCATTGGCGGCGTTTTTAAGGATAAGCCGGTTAAAGTAAACGGAACGTACTATGTAAGGCTCGAATCACACGAGTTAAACAGTACGACCTATACCATCAAAAACAAGGCATATTACAGTGATTCCGCTGGATCCGTTGGCGCTGACGCGCAACTCACAACTATTCCGGAGTGGGCGGATATTGAACCGGAAGTGGCCATCGAGAATGTAGACGGACCATTGTTTGCTTATTTTAAGCCGCCTATTGCCAACACTGCAGATAGTAACAGCATGTGCGGTATGTCCATTTATGGCGATGCGGCGACGGTCGAGCTTATCAAGCAAGCGGATGAGCAGTGGGAGCGTCTGCGCTGGGAATATAAGTCGAGCGAGCGTAAGGTCTTGATGGACGGAACATCCAGCACGGCGGATATGTTCAACAAGCGCCTGTTTGAAATCGGCCCGTTCTCTCCGAATGGAGATTTTTTCCAGCACATCGAGCCGCAGATTAGGGATGATGCGATTTATCGCGGGTTTCAGAATACTCTTCGGCGTGTTGAATTTAATATTGGCCTTTCTTATGGAGATATTTCCGACCCGCAAACGATTGAAAAAACCGCGACTGAGATTCGAAGCGGCAAGCAGCGCAAGTATGTGCTGGTTAGCAGTATCCAGGCGGCGCTTGCACATACATTCGATTCCCTGATTTACGCAATGGACGTGTATGCTTCGCTTTACGGGCTGGCACCGGCTGGCGATTATGAGACCACTTACGATTGGGGCGACAGCATACTTGATGATCAGGAGACCAAAGATAAAGAGTTTGCCCGCGACTTGCAGCTCGTGGGTGCGGATATCATGAATGCGTGGGAGCTGCGCGCAAAGTATTTTAATGAGGACGAGGCGACCGCAAAGGCGGCTTTGCCGAAAATGCAGGACATGACAACCGAAGGACAAGAGGAGGTCGAGTAATGGGAGGCAGAGGTGGAGCAGGTGTCGGCACTTCCACTACGAAGAATAATATTCGCACGGTGAAAGGAGTTTCTGTCGGCTCTCGGCTTTTTGCAAAAGAAAGCGATGTCGCTAAACTTTCGCAAAATACTATCTGGGTTGAAAACACAAGCACGCCGCACGCTGTTCTGAAAAACAGTCAAGGAACAGTTCAAGTGCAAGGTAATAAAAAGGACAAATACGGCCTTCTCGAAAATGTGAATACCGCCGTTGTGCATCTCAGCGGCGTTGACCGAAGCACACCAACAAGGGAAGTCACCAAATTAAACAAGCAACTTAACGAAATACGCTCACGGGGTTTTGATGTCCAAAGAATTAGTGTGGGCGAATATGAAAGCGTTGCTTACATAAAACGAAGGCTATTCACAAGGGCTTTTTAAAAATTTTCCATGATAAACTTTGAAAATTTGGACAAGTTCATGTTCCCTGGCGTCGGAAAGTACGGTATACCGCAAATCGAGCCGGTCAAGGCATACCCGCATGGCGAGTTTATCCCCGTGAATTACCATTACACCGCAAAAGACACGGCAAGCAAAATCGTTCATTTCTTTGTGGACGATTCCCTGTTTATCCGCCATTGGAACGCGCCTGACAAGTACATTCCGAAACTGTCGCAGTTTGCGGCGGTGTGCGCGCCGGACTTTTCCACCTACACAGATATGCCGCTGGCGATGCAGATATACAACCATTACCGCAAGCATTGGTTGGCGGCATACTGGCAAATGCACGGCATGACGGTCTATCCCTCAATCTCGTGGAGCGATGAGAGCAGTTACGATTGGTGTTTTGATGGTGAGCCTGTTGGCGGTGTTGTGGCTGTCAGTTCGGTAGGAACACAGAAGAACAAGGAAAGTAAGCGCCTGTTCCTTCGGGGCTACGAAGAAATGATGAAGCGGCTTTCACCGGAATGGGTGATATTCTACGGAAAAGTGCCGGAGGAATGCGACTGGAATGTGATTCGAGTAAAGCCGCACTATGATGAGATTGTGAAACGGAGGAAAGCAAATGAAATATCCGTTTCGGCCGGAAGTTCTTGATGCGCTGCCGGAAGAACTGGCAGAGCTGTACCGTGGACTTGAGGACACGCTGCTGATGGAGATATGCTCCCGCCTGAAGCTGCGGGACGAGCTGAACGAGGTCACGGTTCAGGACATCAAGGCGCTGCGGTCACACGGAATCGATCTGAAAGAGATTGAGAAAGCCATACGCCAGACTACCGGCATCAGCGAAAAAAAACTGAACGAGCTGATAGACGATGTTGTAGACCGCAACCAGAAGTATTACACCGAGGTCATAGACCTTGCCCGTGTAACACAGCCAGAAACGCTTGTAGATGCGGCTACAGTGGATGCAATTAAGCGGCAGACCCATGATACATTCCGCAATTTAACGGCTTCTATGGGTTTCCTTGTGGGCAACACGATGTTAAAGCCCGCGCGCGCTTATCAGTGGGCTTTGGATAACACAGAAATGCAGATTCAGAGCGGCGCGATCAGTTACAATCAGGCCATTGCAAATGCTGTAAGGCAGCTCGCAGAAAACGGCATCAAGGTGGTTGACTACGAGAGTGGCCATCGAGATCAGATCGATGTGGCGGCGCGCAGAGCAGTAATGACGGGTGTTTCCCAAATCTGCGCGAAATACACAGAGCAATCGGCAGAATATCTTGATACACCCTATTTCGAGGTTTCCGCCCATGCTGGCGCGAGAGATAAGCCGGGGCCGTCACCGTGGTCAAACCATAAGGATTGGCAAGGTAAGGTGTACAGCGTCCAAACCGGCGATATTTATCCGAGCATTTATGAGGTTTGTGGCCTTGGCGCTGTTGATGGGCTGGAAGGTGCCAACTGTCGGCACAGGCGTAATGTTTGGGTCGAGGGCGTGTCCGAACGCACCTACACCGACGAGCAGCTTGAACATATCGACGATGGGCTTGGCTGTACCTTTGACGGGAAGACTTATACCGCATACGAGGCAACGCAGATGCAGCGCCGTGTGGAGCGCCAGATCATCAAGCAGAAACGGCTTGTAACGGCGTATAAAGCAAGTGAGCAGACGGACGAGTATCGCGCCGCAAAAATAAAGCTGACGCGGCTAAACTCTAAATATAATGCTTTCAGCGAAGCGGCCAAATTGCCGCTGCAATGGGAAAGGACGAAAGTGCTATATGATCGATGAAAAACTCAAATTTGCCATTGAACGGGCGCTTGAATCTGGGGCGCGCGTGCAGCTAAAGCAAATGAAAGACGGAAGCGTAAAAGCGCAAATTATCGAAGCAAAAGAGCTAAAAAAGTGATATTCTTCTTCCCTTTCGCACGGTGATGTGGTAAAATAATCACAAATAAATAAGCACCCATAGTGCAATCGAGCACGTGGAAGTGGCACGAAGAGCCAACTGACTATGTTCGTAGTCGGTTGGCTCTTTTTTATTTTTCGACAAGGAGCGTTGGCTTGGTATGGCAGACGAAGGTGGAGTTTGGCGCACGATTGGCGGTCGCCGCGTGTTTATTAAAGACGGACAAAGTCTGACGGATGCAATGCGCGAGAGCGGGAAATTTGGAGATCTCAAAAAGAAATCAACGGCGGCCTCCAAAAAGCAGACCGTCGATACCGAAGCAAGTGCCGAATACGGGGTCGAACACAGAGTTTGGGGGAAGGCGACCGGAACAAGCTACGAGGCCTTAAAAGATGACCAGTACAAACTTACTGGAGAAAAAACCGGTGAAACGCTTCAAATCCCAAAAAATGAAAGTGGAGAATTTGAAGTGTACAAAGCGCCTAAAGTATCTGGATTTCTAAATGGGAAATATGTCGGCGACGAAAATGTAAACGCAATTTTATCTGATGGCCGAATTGTCTTAAGAGACCACGATTTTAATAATGATACATATTACAAGATAAGCGGCATTATTGAAGCGGAGACACTTAGACTTGCTGGCTATCAAAAGGACGGGCAGTTTTACCGAGGAACCGATAACCCTAAAGAGATTGAATATCTCAAGAATGGGACTATGCGCGTGTCCACCAACCACATGACGGGGGAAAAAGAAGATGGCGTATCCGTTTGGGAAAGCCCTAAGTACCCGTTCAAGTATCAATATCGAGTAACCGGTAAGGTTTCCGGAGTGGGTAGCGATGGAGAGCCGCTGCTTGATCCCGCGTCCATTAAACTTGTTAGCGCAAAGTCCTATTCTGTTAAAGATTACAATGCTGCGATGGAAAAGGGGAAGCCCTTGTTTTGTAAGGCGTACGGATGGACAGAAGAACAATACGACGCGGCAAAAAAGGGAAGCATTAAAAACAGAAAGCGACTGTAATTAAATATATCCGTTTGCCAATCGAGGCAAAAGAAGTGGCAATTTGAGCCAAACAACACGCTTTCGCGTAATGTTTGGCTCTTTTTTGTAATACGCAGCGGGGAATGACGCTGTGGAAATAAAAGGAGAATAAAAATGGCAGACGAAATCATGACTTTTGATGAAATACTGGCTGACCCCATCTATAAGGCGGAGTTTGACAGGCGAATCACAAAGGCGCTTTCAACTGTCCAAGCCAAACTGGACGCGGAAGTAGAAAAAAACAAGAAGTACGAGGAAAAAGGAACCGGTGAAACGGTGGAGACCCTCAAGAAGCAGCTTTCAGAATTGCAGGAAAAGTACGACAAGGATACTGGCGACTATAAAGCGCAGATTTCCGACCGCGATTATGACGATGCAATGAAAAAAGCTGTTGCAGATAAGGGCATCAAGTTTTCCTCAAAAGCTGCGGAAAAGGCCTATTTTGCCGACCTCAAAGAAAAGCACCTCGAGCTTAAAGACGGTGTGCTTGATGGCTTTGATGAATGGCATAAGGCACAGACCGAAGCTGATCCGTCCGCGTTTCAGGCCAGCAAGCCCACGCCGAGCTTTGCAAAGCCCGTCGGTACCGGCGGCGCGCCTGCAAGCGAAGGCAAAGGCGCAATGTTTGCAAAACAGTTTAATGCGCAGTATGCGCAGACTACAACGAAGGAGTGAATTTAACGTATGTCTTTTGTGACTAACATTTCCGGCGCAGCGCGTCCGAACTTCCTTGAAAGCGAAGTCGGCCTTGTGCTGAAGACCCATGAGATCCCTGCGACGCTTGGCGTGCAGGATGGCATCTATAAGACGGTTGCCCCCGGCACTGTTTTTCCGTCCAATGACGGTAAGGCAGAGGGCATCATTTTTGAAGCGGTCGACGTGACCAATGGCAATATGCCCGGTTCTGTCCTCGTGGCTGGGCGCGTTCTTGCTGATGGCCTGAACATTGCTTCGGCAGCAAAGACCGCGCTTGCCGGGAAGGGCATTATCTTTGTTGACGCTCCCGCCGTTACTCGCGGTTATACCGTAACTTACGACAAGAACGACGGCACCGGCGATGTCCCTGTGGATTCCAACAGCTATTTTGATGGCTCTGTTGCAAAGGTGTCCACCAGCTATCCGCTGACCAAGAGCAACAACACCCAGACCGGTTGGAGCACCAGCAAGGGCGGCGCGGCGGTCTCTGAGGTCGAAATGACCGGTGACGTGACCCTGTATCCCGTCTGGACTGCAAACGGCTAAGTAAGGAGGTAAAAATCTATGGCTGATATTCTGAATCTTATTTCTGACGCTGAGCGTCTGGAATTTTCGCAGAACCTTTCTGTTGCGCGTCCTGCCTACATCGGCGACCGCATTTTCCCCGACCAGAAGACCGAGAACATCAAGGCTGAGTATCTCCGCCTTGCTGCGGGCGCGACCATCCCTGTGATGGCAACTGTCCACGCTTTCGATACTGAGGCTGAGATTGGCTCTCGCCCTGTGTTCGACAAGACCGAAGTTGAAAAGCTGCTCATCAAGCGCAAGATCAACCAGACCGAGCGCGTCCGCCTGCTGACCGAAAACGGCGTGTACGCCGATGACGCCGTTGTGCGCTATGTCTTTGACGATATGCGTCTGATGGCCGATGCGGTCAAGGTTCGCACCGAGGTCGCCAAGATGGAAGTCCTCGCCACCGGCAAGATGACCATCAAGGAAAACAACCTTAACATGACGGTCGACTACGGCGTTCCCGCCAGCAATATCGGCTACAAGCTCGATCTGAGCGCTGATGCGGATATCATCGGTCAGCTTCGCGCGATCGTCGATGATGCAGCGGACAGCGGCAACACTCTTACCGAGGTTGTGCTTTCCAACAAGATTCTGCGCAAGCTGTCGTCCAACAAGGGCATCCAGGCGATGATCTACGGCAGCGTTGGCGTCGGTACGTATGTTCCGACCGACCGCCTCAGTGCGCTGTTTATGTCCATGTTCGGCTTTGGCACCATTACCACGAACGACCTGCGCTATAAGACGCAGACTTCGAGCGGTAAGGAGACCACCAAGCGCTTCTTCCCCGATGACAAGATCGCGTTCCTCTCCAACGGCACTTCCGCTTCTTTCGGCGCAGGCCTGTGGGGCGTTACTCCCGAAGAGGATGATTACGGCCAGTACAACGAAAAGAGCGCCAACCAGTACATTACCGTTACCCAGTGGGCTACGCCTGACCCCGTTGCGGTTTGGACGAAGGCAAGCGGCCTGTTCATCCCGGTTGTTCCCAACCCGAACGGCCTGTTTATCGCGTCTGACACGAGCAAGTAAACTGTTACCTCCTCCCCTGCCTGAACGGTTTGCCGTGACGGTGGGGGGGGAGGGCCCAGAAAAGGAGGCTGCGCATGGCGTACGCTGATTATATTTATTATGCAACGGTTTACATGGGGGGGTCTCTGACCGAAGATATCTTTCCGGCTCTTGCAGTAAAAGCATCCGCTTATGTAGATTACGTTACGATGGGCCGAGCCAAGAATGCGTTTGGCGATGCGGCGGATGCGGTCAAAAACGCTGTGTGTGCTTTGGCTGAGATCATTCAAGACAGCAACAAACTCAATGCGGTCTCGACGGACACTGAGCGCGCCGTATCGAGCGAAACGGTAGGCGCGTGGACGCGCAGCTTTGACAGTAAAAATGTGTCTGCGACGGATGTGCAGCTTATCGAGAGTAGAAAGCGCGAAGCGGTCATGATGTATCTTGCACCGTATGGACTTCTAAAAGCGAGGGGGTATGGGCCATGTCCATGTTCCCCCACACTGTAACGATTTACAACGTCGTGCAAGAGATTGACCCGACAACGCTTGACGAGGTTGAGAAAGTTTATACCACAATCCTGCGCGGCGTGATGCTGCAAGCGTCGAAAAGCGTGAACGTGCGCGAAAGCGGCCTTGAAAGTGCGGACGCTGTGAATCTGTATATCCCGTTCGCCGTGGAAGCAGTGGACGGGGTAACAGGTAAACCGAAAACTTACATCGGCCCGCAATCGTTTTTTAAGGCGGTGGATAAGTCTGACCTGTGGACGCTCTCATACAAGGGCAACGGTGGCATGACGTGCTTTGTGAAGGGTGAGTTTGTGTCGGACGACATGACCGTCGTACTGAGCCATGACGATTGCTACAACGTGACCAAGGTTGATGCGATGGACTACGGTAGCCCCGATATGCAGCATTTTTCCGTCGGAGGTGCGTAATGGGCATCAAGATTTCCGTGCATACCGACGGAATGGACGTTGTAAGGACTGCCGTTGCAAAGGCGTGTACGCGCGCAGAGCACGTCTTAGCCGAGCAGATGGAGAAAGACACTCAGCCTTTTGTTCCGATGCTCACAGGCTCGTTAACGCAGCGCACAAGGGTAATTGGCAACGACATCATCTACCCCGGCCCTTACGCAAGATTTTTGTACTACGGGAAAGTCATGGTTGACCCAAATACTGGCAGCACATATGCGCCGAAAGGCGGTACAAAGGTCGTGACTGACCGCAATTTAGTGTTCAACCACACGGCGCATCCACAGGCACAAGCTCATTGGTGTGAAGCATCGAAAGCACAGAATCTTGGAAAGTGGGCGCGTGTAGCAGAAAAGGCGGTGAAGAAGTACGGAACAGGTTAAAAAGACGGTCTCGGCAGCGGAAGAGGATCAAGTCTCCCGAAAGTTGCTTGCGTGGTTAAACACATTCCCCGATAAGCCAGTTGATTTGATTCGATTCGAATTTCTTCCCGCCGATACTGCGGCGATGGCACTGTCCACGATTCAGGCGGCGTACATTGTCAAAAAATACATTCTCGGCGGGTATCAGGCGGAATACCAATTCAAGGTCATCTACCGCATGAAGCCGGGAAATAGCAACGACAAACGGCTCAAAGCTGACGAGCTGCTTAACGCCTTGGGCGATTGGGCGGCAAGCGAAACGCCGCCTGACATTGGAGATGGACGCCGCGTCATTCGCATTGAGCCGACAACGCGATCCTCTCTTTTTGCCGTGTATGAAAACGGCGATGAGGATCACCAAATTCTTATGAAAATGAACTACGAGGTGATTAAAAATGGCTGATATGACCTTTAACACCACGGCGGGGCAGACCGTAGATCGCGAACTTCTGATCGCGTATCTCAATACGGGCGAAGCCGGAACCCCCACGTGGTCTCCCCTCGGTACGCGCGTCACAGATTCCAGCATGGAATACGACTGGCAGGAGGATTCCTCGAAGGATATTCTTGGCAGGACGCGCACGACCATGAAGAAACCCATCATCACGCAGACCTTTGACCCGTCCGATCTGGACGCTGGGGATCCTGCCATCGTCAAGATTTGGAATCTCGCGGTCAAGGAGCAGAACGCGGCGGCGCTGGCGAATCAGGACGTGCTGATTGTCCACGCCTATGCAGGCACGGCAAAGACCGCAGTATTTGCGGAGCGCTATTCGTCCTGCATGGTTAAGCCCTCTTCCCTCGGCGGCGAGGGTGGCGGCTTTATCGGTATGCCTATCGACGTGACGCTTGGCGGCACGCGCACGGTCGGCACTGCCGCTATCTCTGGCAGCACGATCACGTTTACCGAGGGCGAATAAGAAATAGAGGGCTGGCGTTTGTCAGCTCTCATTTTGGAGGAAGGTATGGAACTCACTTTTGATTCTGGCGTAAAAGAATACACAATTCGCGGCGTAAACGGCGTTGTTACCGTTTACTTTAATCCTGCGGACGTGAACTTTGCGAAAAAGGCGTATAAAGCGTTTGACGATCTGCGTAAGAAGCAGGATGCGCGCGCAAAGGCTCTTGAAAAAGATATTCCTGATGATGAACTTTTCGACATGGTGGAAACCTTGGACAAGGAAATGCGCGGCATCATCAATGGCCTGTTTGAACAGGACATTGCAGATACACTGTTCGGAAGCATCAATGCCTATTCCGCTGCCAATGGTGCGCCCGTGTGGCAGAACTTTATGATGGCAATCATCGATCAGCTTGAAGACGCAACGAAGCGCGAACAGGCGCTTGCAGATGAAAAAATCCGCAAGTACACACAGAAATACAAAAAATGATGTATGAACTTCCGACGTCGCTGAACGTCTGCGGCGTTGAGTATGCTATCCGCTCGGACTATCGTGCGGCGTTGGACGTGCTTTCGGCCTTTGCTGCGGTCGATTTAGATAACGGTCAAAAGGTTCTTGCCGCGCTGGATATTTTCTACCCTGATTTTTTGCAAATGCCGGATGAGCATATCCCTGATGCGGTGAAGCAAATGACGTGGTTTCTCGACTGCGGCGACGACGGCGACAACAGGAAGCGCCCTAAACTGATGGATTGGGAACAAGACTTCCAATACATTGTGGCTCCCATCAACCATGTTGTGGGGCAGGAAGTGCGAGCAATGCCTTATTTCCACTGGTGGTCATTCGTCTCGGCGTACTATGAAATCGGAGATTGCTTGTTTGCAAACATCGTGCGAATCCGCAATTTGAAAGCAAAAGGGAAAACGCTCGACAAGTCAGATAGAGAATTTTACCGAGAAAACAGGCGGCTTGTCGATCTAAAGAAGCCGATGACGGAAGAAGAAAACGACACAATCAATGCGTGGTTGGGCAAAAAAACGCCCGACGCAAAATAGCATCGGGTGAAGATGGTTACTTATTTGCAATGAATTCAATTTCGTTTCCAGACCAAAAGTCGGGAGTAAAGCGAATTTCAATTTCTTTCCAGCCTTTGGGGACTTCGTATCCGACAACGCCGGTCATTTTCTTACCGGCAGCAACGGCTCCGTCTAACTGGGGTTTATCGGTTGCGATGGTGGCCGAAATGCTCAGATTTGTCGAGTAGTCATCAACATAGGCGTTGAACGATGCGATAGAGCTAACGGCAATATCTTTATCCGACTGGTTATCAATGGAGAATTCGCAAAGCAAAAACACATTGCCATCATCAGGGGTGTTGAACTGCGATCCATTGCTTTCGGTACAAGAATCAAACTTTACACTGATTCCGTTTAGCTCGGCGGTTTCTCCAACGCTAAATGTTTGTTTCTCCGCGCCAGGATCATCGCCCATGCCGTTTAATGCGGCGGCAATCATGCAAATGCCGAAAATAGCAATGATAATCCCAAATACTGGGTGGCGCTTTTTCTGCTTGGCTCCACACTGCGGGCAAGTGGTAGCGGATTTTGCGATAGATGCCCCGCATACCTTGCAAGTAGTCATCTTATCCATTTTTCATTCCTCCTTGCCATTATTTATGGCTGCTTGGATGATATCACGCAAAAAACCAAAAAGCAAGAAGGTGATATTATGGCTGACGGCGAAGTCGTATTTGAAGCGACTATTAGCGACAAAAAACTCCATCAGGAGTTGAACAAAGTAAAAAGCAATATCGAATCCCTGCAAAAGGAATTCAACCGGCTCGGCGACCAGAAAACGCCGATGGAAGACCGGCTGCGCAGCATCGGCGCAGAGTTGGATGCGGCAAAACAGGAGTTTGCAGATATGCGTACAGCACCGAAAGGCACGTATGAGAAAATCGACGTGTCCGAGCAGGCCGAGCGCGTGCGAATGCTGCAAAGCGAATTTAACAAAACTGCAAATAGCATTGATAAGCTCAACGAAAAGCTCAACAAAACCGGCGATAAGATTTCCGACGCGAAAACGCATGCAGTTGAGCTAACACAGCAGATCGAGGGAAGAGCCAAAGGCGCAGGGCTGCGCAATGCAACCGAAGCGGCGGCAGATTCCATGAAAGTTTTTGGACAGCGCGTAAAATCTGTTGTCCGCAGTGCCCTTGTTTTTACGGTTATTACCCAAGCATTAACAAAAGTGCGTGACTGGGTAAAAAATGTCGTAATGGTAAACTCCGATGCAAGAGAATCCATTGCGCAGCTTAAAGGAGCGCTTTTGACGCTGGCACAGCCTCTTGTAAGTGTAATTGTCCCCGCCTTTACACTGCTTGTAAGAGTTATCACGGCAGTAGTCTCGCAGATCACGCGGCTTGTGGCGCTTATCTCCGGCAAGAGCGTCAAGGCAACTGCTAACTCGGCAAAGGCGCTGAACAAAGAGACCAGTGCCTTAAAGGGAACGGGTAGTGCCGCGAAGAAAGCGGCAAGCCAGCTTGCGGCGTTTGATGAGATCAACCAGATTTCCACCGATACCGCAAACGATGCGGGCGGTGGCGCATCCGCTGACGCAATTACTCCGGACTTTAGCTACATGGATGACATCAGCGACCGCTTAAAGAAAATCGCTGATGCAGTTATGCTCATTGCTGCAGGCTTAGCGCTGTGGAAAATTAGCAGCAGCTTGCCGGGTGTGCTTGGCACTATTCTGCAAAAGCTCGGCGGCATTCTCATCGCTGTTGGAGGTTTGATTCTTCTGTGGGACGGCTTATCCGACGCATGGAATAACGGCGTTAACTGGGGGAATCTGCTTGAAATGCTTGCAGGCACAGCGGCGCTTGCAGGGGGGCTTGCAATCGCATTCGGCAAAGTCGGTGCGGGCATCGGCCTTGTAGTAGCTGGCGCAGCAATGATTATCACAGCGTTTAAGGACATTTGTGATAACGGTGCAAATCTTCAAAATACGCTGCTACTGATCGCCGGCATTGTGGCAACGGGGTTGGGGTTTTTCTTTTTGACCGGTAGCGTCATCCCACTTGTGATTGCGGGAATTGCTACGGTAGTTACCGCGGTGCTTGCGCTGACTGGCAATCTAACCGAGTTTGCGAGAAACCTTAAAGATAACATCCTTGGTGGCATTATCCAGTTTATCAAGGGCGTGTTCACTGGCGACTGGAATTCTGCATGGGATGGTGTCAAAAAGGTATTTAAAGGCATCTGGAACAGCATCGTCATTATTGCTGAGAGCGCGGTGAACGCCATTATCAAGGGATTGAATTGGCTTATCAGCAAGATCAACACGATTAAGTTTACTGTCCCGAGCTGGGTTCCTGGTGTTGGCGGTAAAAGCATCGGCGGGCATCTTTCCTCGCTTTCCGAAGTACATCTTCCGCGTCTGGCGACCGGCGCAGTCATCCCCCCTAACAAGGAATTCCTCGCCGTACTGGGCGACCAGAAGAGCGGGACGAACATCGAAACGCCGCTTGCAACGATGGTCAACGCATTTAAGCAGGCTATGTCGGAATCCGGAGGCGGGACGACCACTGTTGTTATTCAGCTTGACGGTAAGGAGATTGCACGCAGCACCGTGAAGAATATCAACAACATGACACGCGCGGCGGGTAAGCCCGTGCTGCTGTACTAAGGAGGAGTAACATGGAAGTCCTTATTATCAACGGCACGGACTACTCCGATTTTATCGCCACAAAGGGTTATGGGTGGAGCCGCAACGACCTCGACAGCGATAAGACCACCCGCACAAAAAACGGGAAAATGCGCCGTGACAAGATTACCAGCAAGCGGAAGCTGAACTATACAACGCGCTCTATGCCTCGCGATAAGCTGGCAAAGCTCGATGATGACCTTAATACGCCAACGTTCACGGCCAAGTATCTCGATCTGCATGGCGTCAGAACCAGCACGTTTTACTGCTCGTCTATGGAATGCACGCTCGAAGAAGCGGCGGACGACAATGAGGTGTGGGGTGGCGCGGCGTTTAACCTGATCGAGGTGTAACATGGGGCAGACGACAAGTGTGCTGTGGCGCGACTTACTTCACAAGACCGGGACGGAACGCGAATACAAATTTATCATCAATGGTGTGAAATACGGAAAAGACGCGGAAGTTTCACACTCCGTAGAATCTCAGCTGTTTGAAGAATTTGGCATCGGCAATGCCTGCTGCGCGACGCTGAAACTCGCGGTTATCGCGGACAACATTCCGCGCGGCGCGACGATCAATCGGTATCTTAGGCTGGCAAACGGCACTCAAGCGACCGCTTGGATTCCTAAAGGTGTGTTTTTTACCAATAAGCGTTCACGCGATGGGGACTATTGGGAAGTCGAAGCATACGACGCGATGAGAAAAGCTGACGTTGTATGGGAACCGAATCAGTCTTTGACGTTCCCAATGTCTATGCCTACCGCTGTGAACCTGTTTTGCCAGATGATGGGGGTGAAACTGGACAAGCGGACAGTGCTGAATAGCGCGTATACCATCGACTATCCATCGAACGATTATACGATCCGCAACGAGCTATGCTTTATCGCTGCGGCGCACGGCGGGAACTGGATTATGACCGATGAAGGGAATCTTTTGCTTGTCCCGCTGTTGTCCATGCCGGAGGAAACGAATTATCTTATCACCGAGCATGGCGATGCAATCACATTCGGAGGGGTGAGGATCCTTGTCTGAAAAATATTTTGTTGGTCAGGATATGACCAGTTTTGCCGACAATGGCAGATACAAACCTATCTCCCGCGTGACTCTTTTGCTCGATGATGAGAAGAGTTTGACTGCTGGCGATGACACGGGCATGGAAATTACCGCGAGCTGCCCGCACGCAACACAAGCAATGGTAAACGCTCTGCTGCAAAAAATGAAAGGGTATCAATACCAAGCTTATGAAGCAGGAGCGGCAAACATTGACCCCGCTGCGGAGCTTGGCGACGGCGTGAATGTCGGCGGTCTGTATTCTCCACTCTCCCGCATTGCCGATGATGGGCGTGGTTATGCTGACATTTCCTCTCCCGGGGAATTGGAAATGGAAGATGAATACCCTTCCGGAGGTTACATCAAGCAGGAATTTGACCGGAAGATTGCCGAAACACGATCCTCTATCACCAAGACCAGCGAAGCAATCAATCTCCGTATTGATGGGGTTGATGGTGACGTGTCCTCTCTGCGTGTGTCCCTTGGCAACGTGCAATCGGTTGTGTCCACAAAAATCGATGGAAAGACCGCGCAAAGTATGATCGACCAGAGTGTAAACAAAATCGAGTTGCGCGTTGACGGCGTGGATAATGACATTTCGTCCTTGCGTGTGGAGCTTGGCAACGTACAATCTGAGGTCAGTGGAAAAATTGACGACAGTGCAGCACAGAGTCTTATTGATCAAAGCATCGGCAAAATCGAGTTGAGTGTGTCCAGCGATAGCGGAGGCAGCACGTTTACTCTCAAGGCAGGAAGCACCGAACTGAGCACAAACACGCTTGATTTACACGTCAATGCAGTCAACATTGACGGTACGCTCAAGGCAAGCCAAATCCAGGCGGGAGGCATTTATGTTGGAGACCTTGCAGATGGATCAAATTACGCTACAAAAACCTACGTGGATAACAATGCAGGGCTGAGCCAAACAGAGGTCGATGATCGTATCGATACCTACATCGACAGTACTTCAATCACCGCTGAAATTTTGCGCGGGCGAACCGTCTCGCTTATGGCTAACCGCAGGACAGAAATCGGGACTATCGAGCTGGTAGACACCTCCACAGGCTACGGCATCAGCATCAGCACGTATGATGGAGGCATTCAGCTCGATTCCGGCGGTAACGTGTATATCACGAGCGCATATAGAACAAGACTCCAATTGGACGATGATGCAGCCAAAATTGGCCCGACGGTATGGGCAACCGACGGAACAGTCATTTACAGCTCCGATAAAAACGTGAAAAACAGCATCGACTATGATCTATCCCGCTATCGTCAATTCCTGCTCGATCTCAAGCCTTGCCGCTTCAAATACAACGAGGGGCAGAGCGGACGATACCATATCGGTATGATCGCGCAGGATATGGAGCAAAGCCTTGCTGACAACGGCATTGCTGCATCTGAGTTTTCCGGTTGGTGCAAAATGCCGATGCGAGACGAAAATCACAATATCACAGGCTACACCTATGGTATTCGCTATGATAGCCTGATTCCCCTAAACACGTTGATGATTCAGGAGCTTGTGAAAAGGGTGGAAGCCTTGGAGAAAAGGAGCTGGTTTTGATGGATAAAGAAAAACTCAAAAAGCAGATCGAGGGTGCTTACAGCATGATTACAGGCGTCTATGTCAAGGGCGCGGACGCCAAGCGCGTGGCAATGGCAATGCAGCACCTTGAAAACGCCTTTGCCGAGTTGGACAAGCCGGACGAGCCGCCCGCCAAAGAGGGCAAGACGAAGCTCGAGAAGAAAAGCGAGGTAACCGATGGCTGATAAAGCAATTTCTGATCTCACTCAAGCGTTACAAATCACGGGAGAAGACCTTTTTGTCTTGCAGCAGAACGGCGAAGCAAAAAAGCTGAAGGGCTCACAGGTCGTGCAGTATGCGAAGGATTCTGTCGCGGCGGAGGTGCGGGGCGTCAAGGAATACGCTGACAGCGCTAAGGCATCGGCTGATGCGGCGGCGAAGGACGCAACCAGAGCAGAGACCGTTGCACAGGGCATCGACGGCAAGGTTACTGCGGCTGACGCGTCCGCAAAGGCAGCTGCATCTTCTGCGGCTGCGGCTGCTGCGTCTGCGACCGGCGTCGACGAGAAGGTACAGGCCGCGCAGACAGCGGCAACCAATGCTGCGAAGTCTGAGACGGCGGCAAAGGACGCACAAACCGCTGCCACCAACGCCCAGAGCGCGGCAGAGACCGCGAAGGCCGATGCACAGACGGCAAAGCGCGATGCGCAAAAGGCGTGGGAAGACGCAGAACGCGCAAAGCTCGATGCGTCCGCCAGCGCAGACAGCGCAAGGCAGGAATCGGCAAACGCCCTTGAGCACGAGTTAAATGCACAAAGCGCAAAGGTGGACGCAGAGAGGGCAAAGACCGATGCACAGGCGGCGCGCGATTCCATCGTCAACATGATCGTCGAGGCGGTCACGCTTGCAAGCGGTTCCGACGCGACGGTAAGCAAGAGCGTTGTCGACAATGTTTTCAAACTGGCGTTTGGCATTCCGCGCGGCAACCCCGGTGCAGATGCGCCTACCATCACAGGCATCACGATCCGGCAGAGTGACTATCACATGATCGTGTCCCTCTCCGATGGTGCAACATACGATGCGGGCTATTGCCGTGGCGCTGCCGGTGCTGGCTCGGGTGACATGCTGGCGGCTGTGTATGACCCTCAGGGCAAGCAGTTGGATATTTACAAATACGTCGATGAGGAGATTGCAAAGATCCCCACGCCCGATGTATCCGGTAAACTCGACAAGCCTGCAAACAACACGACCGCGACGGCAGGACAGTTGCTCACCAAAACCGCCGATGGGCAGGAATGGCAAGACCGCGAGAAAGATGTGCTCAACGTGACATTGACGGGAGACGGTTTGATTCACCCGTATGTATCAAATCCTGCTCCTGATGAAATTTTTGCAGCAGTACAAGTTGGAAAAGTTATAGAGCTGAGTTACGACAATGAGACATATTTTTGCAATTATATTCTCGTTAATGCGGAAACTGGTGAAACCACCCTCCGGTTTTCGTATAGCAGAATATCTGACAACGGTCTTGATATACAGGAGCTTACCCTCTACAGAGAAACCCGAAACACACAATGGAATTGGGACTATTCATTCAAGGACACATCTGGGTATCTCGGCTTTAATGGCAACAGCAGCGATACCACAGTGAATTTTACAGTTGACTCCACGCGCACGGCGCTGGAATCCGGAACGAAGCTTGCAATCCTGATGGGCAAAATCGCCAAGTGGTTCAACGACCTCGGCAGTCTGGCGTTTAAGTCGACGGTAGATAAATCAGACCTTGCAAGCGATGTGCAAACGAGTTTGGGCAGGGTAGATAGCGCGGTTAACGTTCCTGTCACGGCTGCGGACAATGGAAAATTTCTGCGCGTGGTAAATGGCGTATGGGTAGCAGCGACCGTTGATAATGCAAATGGGGTGAGTTTCTGATGGCTGAATATCTGACGAATGACGTCGACCTCAAAAAGGTTGCAGACGCAATCAGGACAAAAGGCGGAACCAGCGCTGCGCTGTCTTACCCCGATGAATACGTTTCTGCAATCAACGCTATCACCGCAGGGACGGAGTTAAAAATTGTGGTAAGCACTCCCTCTGGGGCGGCGGTGACGGCGACGAAGGGGAGCAATACCGTGAGTGGTATGTCGGTCAACGGAGTTTGCACGCTTGTTGTTCCGGAGGCTGGCACATGGAGTGTCAAGGCTACGCTGGGCTGGCAAACGTCCAAGACAAAAAACGTCTTTGTCGTAGATAGCTACGCGGTGGAGCTCTCTTTCGTGAGCTCTACACTCAACAATAACGACTGGGCGACCATCAAGTCCGTTTCCGACGCGGGACAGGGCGCAAACTATTGGAGCATCGGCGACCGAAAGGCGGTCACGCTTAACGGCACGGTCGGAAATCTCTCGCTCTCGAATGTCACGACCTACGCTTTCATTCTCGGCTTTAACCATAATGCGAGCGTCGAGGGCGCAAACCGGATCCATTTTCAGCTTGCAAAGACCGCGCTCTCCGGCGGTACAGACGTGTGTTTCCACGACAGTTCCTATAACTCGATCGTTTCGACAACCGGCTTTTTCTCCATGAACAGTAGTAATACCAACTCCGGCGGATGGGAAAGCTCACAAATGCGCACAAACATTTGTGGAACGAGCCTCTCGAACTATTCCGGGACGATTATCGCAGTCATTCCGGCGGCGCTCCGTGCCGTCCTCAAGTCCGTTACCAAGTACACGGACAACACCGGCAACGGGAGTACAGTGGATAGCAACGTCACGGCGACGACGGATTACTTTTTCCTCCTATCGGAGTTCGAGGTTTTCGGTAGCATTTCCTACGCAAACGCGAACGAGAGGCACATACAAGCGCAGTATGCTTACTATTCCGCTGGGAATAGCAAAATAAGGTACAAGCACGACGACACGAGTACCCCTGCTAATTGGTGGCTCCGTTCTCCGACTGCAAAATACTCCTACCGTTTCGCGCTTGTGAGTGTCGGAGCGGAAAGCTACTACAGCTACGCACCCTATTCCTCCGGCTTCGCGCCTGGGTTTTGCGTATAATTCGGAAATCGAGACTTGCGCCCTCAATGGGCGCATAGTCAGCGAGGAGGACAAACTATGGAGTATATCGTCTATCGGCGATTCAAGGCCGAGGGCATCGACGGATCATTTAATCTCCGATACGGGACGCTTGTCACAGAGAGAGACGGCTTTCTCTTTGCCGCAGACGAGCGAAAGATTTGCGCCGCAACGTCTGAAAACGGATGGGGGCATTTCAGGCCGAACACGCCGGAGGGTGCGTATCGTCAAGAAATATTGGCAGCACTGTACCAGTGGTATTGTAAAAACGACTGCGGCGATGATTTTGCTGATGAGAAATGGCCAGATGCAGAAAACGGTTACTGGAAGAACAGACTGAGAACAGCCAGCACGGAACGGCTGGAGAAAATCTATTTTGAAAAATTCGGGGTGATACCATGTATGCAGTGAGCAAAGAGGGCGTCTTTGTTGGTTACGCTGATAGCGTCGTCGACATCCGCCTACACAAAAACGGTAGCTATGTGCCATGCGCAGATGATGAGGCCGATGGATTCTGCGCGAAGATGGCAGTGCCAATGAAGGATGAAGATGGAAACGAGTATCACAGCTTGTCAGATACGGTATTTTGCCTTGCGGGGCATGAGCTAAGAGGCACAGAGCCTGTGGGCAGCTACGAAGAAATGGGCGCGGCAATACCACTGACGGAGGCGGAGAGCGCCGTCGGCGCGGTGGTCGCCCTCACGGGCGAGGTCGTGACCGTGGAACGCGCCGCAAAGCTGCGACCGATGATCGAGATGGCAGCAATGAGCCTGCCGGACAGCGACGCGGCGAAGTCGCCCGAGCTGTTCCCGCGCTGGGCGGATCACATCGGCGAGACCGTCAAGCCCGGCGACCGCCGCAGCGATATGGACGAAAGCGGCGTGCTGCACGTCTACCGCGTCAACAAAGGTCAGGGCCACACCACGCAAGAGAACTGGCCGCCGCACTCCACCCCTGCCGTGTGGACGATCATCAACGTCACCCACGCGGGCACTCAAGATTACCCGATTCCCGCAGCGCGTGGCATGGAGTACGAGTACGGCAAATACTACCTCGACGGCGAGGACGGCAAGACGTACCTCTGCGAGCGCACGGGAGAGGCCGCGGGCGGGAAGATCGTCTTGCAGTATCTGCCGCACGAGCTGGCGGGACAGTATTTCACGGCGGTCTAAGGCCGCAGAAAGGGAGCGGGATATGGATAATGCAAAGCACTACGATGACGCAGAGATCGCGCTGATCGACGCGCGGTGCAAGAGCAATACGCACCGAATCAACGAACTGACCGAGCATCAGGTGGCGCTTGATAGGCTTGTGACTTCGGTTGAGGTGCTGGCAACAAAGCAGGAGACCGTTGAGGGCGATGTCAAGGAGATCAAGGAGGACGTGAAGCTCATCACGGGCAAGGCGGGGAAACGGTGGGACAGTCTGGTCGATAAGGCTCTCGCGGCGCTGGCGGGCGCGTTTATCGCGTGGCTGCTGTCGGGTGTTGCCTTATGAAGAAACTGAGAAAGCGGGATAAGTACGTCATCGCGGCAGTGCTCAACCTCTGCTGGTACTGCATTGCGGCGCTCGTATTGACCGCGCATAACAAGGTAGTGCCGGACAGCCTGACGGTGGCATGGTTCGCGGCATGGACGGCAGAACTGGCGCTACTGGCGGGAATCAAAATCAAAGGAAAGGACGAATAACATGAACGAAAGAATCATCAAGCGTATCGCAAACCTCATGAGCGTCAAGAGCATCGTGACGCTGGTGCTGACGGGAGTATTTGCATACATGGCCGTCACGGGGAACATCTCGCAAGACTTTATGACCATTTACGCCGTCATTATCGCGTTCTATTTCGGCACGCAGTCGCAGAAGGCGCAGGACGTGATCGACAGCAAGGGTGATAGCGATGTATCACAGTAGGGACATTGCCGACCTGCGCGCGGACGTGCGGCGAAACTGCGTCATCTTTCTCGACCTCTGCAAGGAGGCGGGGCTTCCGGTTCTGGTGACGGAAACGGTGCGAGACGACGAGTACCAACGCTATCTCGCGCGCATGGGCTACGCGGCAAAGACCGCGACGCGCCCGACGTTTCACAGCGTCAAGGCAGGGCTTGCGTTTGACATCTGCAAAAACGTCAAGGGGCATGAGTACGACGATCCGTCGTTCTTTGCCCGCTGCGGGCAGATCGGCAAGCAGGTCGGCTTTTCGTGGGGCGGCGATTGGAAGAAATTCCCGGACAAGCCTCACTTCCAGTGGGACGATCACGGGAGATACGGAGGGAGTTCAATTTTGACGGGGCACTACCCGCCGGAAATGGAGGAATACATGGATCAGGCAACGTTTAACAAGATGATGGATACCTATTTGGCGCAGCTCGGCACGAAGCCTGTGGCAACTTGGGCAAAGCCGGACTGGGATAAGGCCAAGGCTGCGGGCATCACGGACGGCAGCGCGCCGCAGCGACTGATCACGCGGCAGGAAGTCGTGACGATGATCCAGAGAGCGTTAAAATAACGGTGTCCGATTTGGGCACAGGAAGGAGCGGGCGGCGAAAGCCCACGCGCAAGCGCCTCTGCAAGCCCTACACGGGCATGAACAGTCAGCACAGGTCAATCCGCGCGCAATTATCCTCTATGGCCCCCAAGCGGGCCGTGGCATACATCTTATCGTTTGAGCTGCCGGCGGACGAGGCGGCGTGCCTTATCGAGTGCGACGTGCGGCGCAAGAGCTACGCGCAAGTGTGCGAGGCACTGCACCTGTCGCCGGAGGCAGTCAACCGCTGCCGCAGGCGGGCATACCAAAAAATAGCAGACGGACAAAGAGAGCACCGAGGTTAATCGGTGCTCTCTTTTTGTGTTTATATAAGGTCTTTCGGATCCACGCTAAGAACGTCGGCAATGGCGATCAAGTTCCTAGCCGTCAAATTCCCAGCGTCGGATTCTCCCAGCTCCACGCGCTGGATTTGGCGGATATTCACGCCGGATTTCTCAGCGAGGTTGGCTTGCGTCATCTCGGCCATGCGGCGCGACCATTCTAATTTTGATATCGCGCGGTTGTGGCAGTCGCGTCCGCAGTTGACCAAGGAGCAGGCGGTGCAATCTCCGTCTTCTCGCTGGCAGTCGTTGTACTTTCGTCTCATAATTTAACCCCACATATGCTCCGCCGTGTATTCGGCCCATTCGGCCTTCATGGCATTGATGGCCTGCTCGTAGTCCTCACCGTTGATGATGGCTTCCAGCGCTTTCTTCCCGGCGGCGGCCTTGACGTAGTGCTCTGCGTTGGAGTAGTCGCTCGCCTCGAGGTATGCCTTTGCGCGGGGATACTTGGCATAGAGACCGGCCATATCATACTTGGGCTTGGTGCGGACGCCAACGCTGCCGCCAGCCTCGCTCTCAAAGCTTGCGGTAAATTCCTCGCGCCAGCGCTTCATGTCTTCCTGCGCGGCCTTAATCTCACGCAGGCCGGGGATAGCGTTGATCTTCGCCTCGCGCTCGGTGCGGGCGCTTTTCTCAGCCTTGCGCTCCTCCATCAGGACGGCGAGGATATCGGACTTTTTAGCTTTGATCTCGTCTAATTTTCCATCGCGCTTGCAGGCGGCTACCTCGCGGATCGCCAGCATGCCGGTAAGCTCCCAGCCCTTGTCGGTCAACTTGGTCTGCAGGGTGATGTTGTACTTCTGAATGAGTTCCTGAACGGTCATGATTCGCTCCTCCTTTTTGGCCTTAGAAGTCTTCCCCTGCAATATACACGGCGACACAAATCGGATCGACGGTGGGATCGCCGTCCTCGTTGTAGTGACCGTCAATATCGGCGATCTGCTCATAGCCCTTGGCCTTGGCCATCTCAACGGCCTCGTCCCAATCAAAACTACCGGTGCCCCAATCGTTGTCCTCGGCATCTCTCTGGATCGCGTACCAATTTCTGTTGTTCTTCATTTTTTTATCCTCCTTGGGTTTCCCCTCTCTTTATGCTCTTATTATACGCTAATATTAGCGTAATGTCAAGAGCTTTTTTGAAATATTTTTTGACCAAATATTGACCAAACGATGACCATTTGTAAGGCGCGATCCACGGTATGATTGAGGCAACAAAAGGAGGTGCGCAAAATGTACGAACGACTTTTAGCTTGTGGATTTACCGAGCAAATGGCGATGGACATTTTGACACTGTTCCCCGATCCTGACGAACTGCGCGCTTACGTCTATTTCGCGGAGCTTTTCCATGTATAGCTATTTTAACCCGAATCCAAACGGGCGCAACGTGTCGGACTGTACCGTGCGCGCGATCTGCAAGGCGACGGGAAAGGACTGGGGCGAGGTTTATCTTGCGCTGTGCATACAGGGGTACTTGGACGGTGACTTGCCCAATGCAAACGCCTGTTGGGGCGCATATCTGCGGTCGCTCGGCTATCGGCGCTATATCATGCCGGACACTTGCCCGGACTGCTACACGGTCGGCAGGTTTGCTGATGACCACCCGCGCGGGACATATATTCTCGCGCTTTCTGGTCATGTGGTCTGCGTGCAGGACGGTGTAATTTATGACAGCTGGAACAGCGAGAACGAAATCCCGCTTTATTACTGGGTAAAAGAAACGGAGGAATGAACATGGCGTATCCCTATTTCAACCCCTATTATCCGCAGCCAATGCCGGATAACCTCATGCAGATGAGGCAGATGCAGCAGCCCATGCAGCAGCCTATGCCGCAGCCAGTGCAACATAACCCCATCGCACAGGGCGGCGTGCAGTGGGTAAACGGCGAGCAGGAAGCGAGAGGCTACCTGATCGCGCCCAACTCCGCCGTTGCGCTATGGGATTCCAGCGCGCCGACGGTGTACCTCAAGCAGTCCGACGCGAGTGGCAAGCCGACGCTCAAGATTTATGACCTTGTGGAGCGCGCAGAAACGCCCCGTACAGCGCCGCAAGAGAAGGGTATGGAATTTGTCACTCGCAAAGAGTTTGACGCGCTGGCGGCGCTTGTGGGCGAAATAAAGGGCAAAAAGAAACGCAAGGTTGAGGAGGACGAGGACGATGAATAATCCGTTTATGACCGCGCTTGGCGGCGGGCAGGGACCTATGGGCAACTTTGTCCAGATGATGCAGCAGTTCAAGCAATTCAAGGCAAATTTTCAGGGCGACCCGAAAGCAGAGGTCGAAAAGCTTTTGCAAAGCGGCAAACTCTCGCAGGCGCAGCTGAACCAGCTTCAGCAGATGGCAAAGCAATTTCAAAGCCTGATGCAATAACTAAATATTTATAGCGTTTTCTTTAATTCTTTATCGTGGCCACGATTTAGATAAAACTGACTTTAATTAAAAGGAGTGATACTATGTCTCTTTCTGATGGCGGCGTTCAGGCCACTATGCCTGTTGCGCCCGTAAATTCCAGCAACGGCGGCTTCGGCTGGGGCGGAGAAGGTAGCTGGTTTATTATTATCTTGTTCCTTTTCGCATTTCTTGGTTGGGGAAATGGCGGCTGGGGGAACAACAGCAACGGCGGCGGCGTCGTAGACGGCTATGTGCTGACCTCTGATTTTGCCAATGTCGAGCGCAAGATCGACAGTGTAAATCAGGGCCTTTGCGACGGATTTTACCAGCAGGCGCAGCTTGTCAACGGCACCAACATGGCGATGGCAAACGGCTTTGCACAGGCCGAGCTTTCCCGCAGCAACCAGCAGGCGGCGCTGATGCAGCAGCTCAACGCCATGCAGATGCAGGCCGCAAATTGCTGCTGCGAGAATCGCGCGGCTATCGCGCAGGTGCGCTACGACATGGCGACGCAGGCGTGCGACACTCGCAACACGGTTAACACGGCAACCCGCGACATCATTGACGCGAACAACCAGAATTCGAGAGCGATCTTGGACTTCCTCACGCAGAGCAAACTGTCCGACCTCCAGACCGAGAACCAGAATCTCAAGCTGGCTGCGTCTCAGGCTGCACAGAATAACTACCTCATTTCGCAGCTTCGTCCGTGTCCCTCCCCCGCCTACATTACCTGTAACCCGTGGGCGGGTAGCGGCTACGGCGGCTGTGGTTCCGGTTGCGGCTGCTGACAACTGCATAGCATAGCTTTTTCCCCATGTGGGGAAAATGGTCGGCCCCGTGCCGATACTAACGACAAACGCGGCGGGGCAATAGCCCTGCCGCTTATTTTAACTGAGAAAGGAATGATTTTAATGGCAGAATTTACTTCTGCGGCAATTCAGACCGTTGCTGCTGGCCAGAACGTTCCCCTGACTGAAACGGCGGTCAATAGCAAGCCCTGTATCGTGCATCGCCAGGGCGCAGGCATTGTCACGCTTCGCGGCCTCACCAATCAAAACCGCGCTCTGTTTAGGGTCTCCTTTGGCGGCAACATCGCTATTCCCACCGGAGGCACGGTTGAGGCCATCACGGCGGCGCTTGCCATCAACGAAGAGCCGTTGACCAGTGCAACGGCGGTCATCACGCCCGCGGCGGTAGGAAACTACTTTAACATTTATGTTTCCGCACAGGTCTGCGTCCCGAAAGGCTGCTGCCTGACGGTCGCAATGGAAAACACCAGCACTCAGGCCGTCAACTTCGCCAACTCGAACCTGACGGTTGAAAGAATCGCGTGAAAGGAGAATGGACATGAGCAAGAAAGCAATGTATGATTTGCGCAATATGCTGTGCGACGAACTCGACGAGCTGGCCCGTAAGGGCGAGCTTGGCGCGGGCGATCTCGAAATTGCGCACAAGCTGACGGACACCATCAAAAACATCGATAAAATCGAGATGTTGGAGGACGACGGCTATTCCCGCGATGAAGACTATTCTCGCCGCTATTCCCGCGACGGAGACTGGCAGTCGGGTATGCGCGGCGCTTATGACCGTGATATGTCCAACGCGAGACGCGGCACGCATTATGTACGCGGACACTATTCCCGCGACGGAAGCATGGACAGCATGAAACGCCAGTTGCAGGAAATGCTGGACAACGCCGACGATGAAAGCATCCGCAGAGCTATCCAGCGCTGCATGGACACGATCGAGGGCTAAAGGGGGTGCACCCCTATGGTCGACGAAAATGAGGTCAATCGCTGGATAGCTCGCCTCGAGACGGAAGAATCAAACTGGACAAACTATGAGCGCCTTGCCGTGCTGTATGCCATCCGTGACCAGCAAAGCGGTAGCAGAGAGAAGGCTTTGCCAATGGCATACTCCGCAACGCCCGCACCGGTTAGCGTCGAAACATACGGCGACAGCGACTTCCTGCGCGCAGTGGCAGACGTTCCCCCGGGCAAGGCGTGGGAGATCATGGACGAGTTGATGGACAGTTTGAAAATTGTAAACGAGCGCGTCTATAACAGCGTCATGCGCAAACTGGAAAAGTAAATTGCAGATGGAATTGCAGATGAGTTACAAAAAACCTTGTAATATCAATGCTTTTGCGGATTTGGTTGCGGGTTCGACTCCCGCCGCCTCCACCAATGAAAAAACCTCGCAGTTTCAACGGCTGCGGGGTTTTTCTTGTATTTGCAAGGGTTTTCGGGCTTGCCTGTTTACTCATTACTTGTGATATTTGCAAGTTATCTTCCGTTAAAACAGCGTTTTTGCAGATAAATTACAGATGAAATTACAGATGAAATTCGGACTCAAAAAAGCCGTCAACGGCATCTGCCACTGCTACGGCTTTATCATCCATGGTATGCTGATATACGTTTTTAAGCATGTTGTTTGTAGAGTGCCCCATGCGCTCCATTGCGTATTTATCGGGGACATTGAGCCTGAGCATGACCGATGCGTTTACATGACGAAGGTCGTGGAATCGGAACGGCGAAACTCCGCAGTGGGCACACGCGCGTTGCAGATGCTTATACAGGACATTTCTGGTTGCATGGACAATATACTCATCTGTGTGCGGGGTTGCGTCAATCAGCCCCATAATATACGGCGGCACTTTCAGTTTTCTGTTTCCGCTGTACGTTTTAGGCTGCTTGAGCTGCGGGCCAGTCTCACCGTCTACCATTGCTTGTTTGATCGTCAGAATATCGCCGTCAAGGCAATCCCATGTTAGACCTCTGATCTCCGATGTACGGAGGCCGAGCCAGACAGCCAGAAGAAAAGGCAATTCAAATGCTGTGCCCTTGCAGTCTTCGTGTAGGGTTCTGATTTCTTCCATAGTTGGGATTTTGATTTTAGGCGCTTCTTTCTGCGGCAAAGATATGCGGAACACCTTATCGGGGCATTCCTCCGCCATTGCCGCAGTAAACAGACCGTAAGCGTTGCGGACATACTTCTGGGACTTTTCCCGCGCCATCTTATTCACGGCACGCTGCACGCGATCCTGCGTCAACGCAGAGCACTTAACGCTCATTAGCTCCGGAAAAACCACCTTGCGGAGTTTTCTGTACCCGTTGACGGTGGAGGGGGAGAGTATCGCGTCCTTGCTGTCAATATATCGGTCGATAGCATCACCAACCGTGCGCTCAGACGCACGAGCGGCAGACTTCGCGCCGGACTTCAACGCGGCAGCTTCATTTTCCGCTTGCCGTTTGGTAGGAGCTGTGACGGACACGCGCTTTCCGCTTACCATGACGCTGACATTCCAGTTTCCAGATGGTAATAGCTTTGCTTTTGGTATTTTCATCAGATCCCCCTCCAATCAATGTACAAGCACCATGCAGCCAGCAGGACGATAATGACAAACATTACAGCAATCACGCCGTTGCGGATACGGACGCCACGCCGCATGATCTCAATCATGTCCGCTTTTGCGTCAACGTGGCGTTCCAGTTCGTCGTTACGCGCTTGCAAGGTTTCCTCGGTTGGTGTCAGGTGTTCGGAAATCCCGAACGATTCATCAAGCGATATCCCAAGCGCTTTGCAAATCGGTGCGACGGTGTAGATCGACGGAGATTTAGAAAACTTGGAAAAGAAGTTCTGCACGGTGGACAGCGGTACGCCGGAAGCGTCTGAAATGTCTTGATAGGTCAATTTCAATTCTTCTTTACGGATTCTGCACACTTCTTGAATGTTCATTTATGCCACCTTAATTTCTCCGATTTTTGCGCCGCGAAGTCGTAAGATGAGGGCTTGTCGAACCGCGTCGAGCGCTGTCTTATTGCAAGGTTTAGGTATTGAAGTAGTCAGGTAAAGCGGAGTATGGTCAAAACAAGCAGCGGCGACCGCTTCCCGCTGGCTGCAAAAAGGCCCCGCCGTTTGTTGCAGAGGGCGGCGGGGCCGATCTAAGCTATACCGCCTTGCAACTTTTCAATTCTCCCGCTCTTCCCATTCTGCGACCTCATCTAATGATTTAGGAATGGTATACCCCGCATCCTCAATCTTCTGTGCCAGCTTTTGATAATTTTCTGTGTTGCCGTTTCGCATGCGAGAAAATCCAGAAAGAGATTTTGGGAAGTCGTCGGGGAATTTAGGCTTGAACCAATAATAAATAATATGATTTAGATTCGGCTCATTGATCGGATTGTAAGACTTTTCAACACGTTCTAACCAAAGTCTATAATTTTCCTTTTCTTCTTCTGTTCGATCATCGCGAAACGGTCGTTTGCTATACAGAGATGGACTAATGCATTTGAAAGACGGCTCGGAAACACCATCAATATAGGCAAATATCCCAAGAGCACATTGAAAATGGAAATCATCTGGAAACTTTGGGAACTTCCAACTTTTTCCAGATAAGCTATATATTCGTCTCCGGTACTTCGCGCAAATTTCACAGCACGCGTTTGAATCGCCAACCTCTACTAAATCAGTTTTAAGTCTTTTACACGATTCAAGCGTTCTTGCAAATGCGTCTTTTGCATAGTCTTCCGGAGATTCCGTGTGGTTATCTATCCAGTCTTTCCACTCTTTTGCTTTTTTGAATCGCCCTAACTCAATGTAATAGTTGACGACCCTATAAAAGTCTTTTCGCTCCCACCCAAGAGTGGAATATGTCATCAACTGGCAAGATTTTTCAAGGCAAGCCATTGATAGCTGGTAATCTCCGGCATTCCACAGAAAACCAGCGTGCATTCTCAACACATATTCAAGATACCCTGTTGGGCCTAATTCTTTTGAAGGGGGTACATTGCGTACTTTTGTATAGTCAGGAATGGCGATAGAATAAATCGATTGCTTATCGGTCAAATCGTATTTTATTCCATCAGACACTATATCAGTCGCCGCGTTGATCTTATCGCGCACGTCGTAATACGATTGATTTGGTTCTGGAAACAACTCCGCAACGCGGCCGTGCTCAAAATATACGGTAATTGGCATATCAAATTCACCTAATTTTATATTTTAAATTATATTGAATCAATTAAAAATTAGTGCTATACTAATCCGCGATAGAACACTTGTTTTATTATATGAGAGCGAACGGAGGGCAGAGAGGATGACGACGGTAGAGGAATTGATTATTACAATTTCGAGATTTACTCCCCAGCAACTTGACCTTTTTCGATCTGCTGCGCAACAGATAGTAGAGCAGCAGCAAGGCCAGGATTTGATTCGCAAATCCGAATAAGCTTTTGAATATCTTCGGGCAATTCAGAAATGAGCGCTTCACCATCGGTGGGGCGCTCTTTTTTTGCGCTTTTATCGGATACAGAATAAGAAATTGAAATCCCCAAATATTCTTCAATAGTTTTGATATTAGCAGCAGAGGGGAAATAGATGTTATTTCTCCACTGTGAAAATGTTGCGCTTGATATTTTTGTTGCGGCATAAAATTCCGCCTTTTTTATATGTCGAGCAACAAGCTCGCGTTCGACGATATCAACAAGCGTAGGACCGTCCAAAATATTAAGCCTCCCTTTGTACAAACCGCCGAAGTCGCACAAAATGCAAAGTTCAACTTGACATATTAAGCTGAGCTTAGTATAATGTAAGCATAGGGCAATGAAAAGTAAGCCCCCTTGATACTTAGCGGACTGTCGAAATTATTAGTTTGTTGGCACTTCTTATAATATCACGGTTCGCTAAGTTGTCAAGCAAAACTTAGTATTTGGAGGTGAAAAGATGAGTTTTCGAAGCGCTCGTCATAAAGCTGGATTCAGCGTCCAGCAGGTAGCGGACGCGCTGAAAATCTCCGACGTGGCCGTGTATTACTGGGAAACTGGACAGCAGGCCCCGAGGGCAAGCAGATTGCCGGAAATCGCAGCGCTGTACGGTTGCACGGTGGACGAGCTATTAAAGCCGGACAAGGAGGATACATGAACGATCTGGTTTATCTTTCCCCGAACACCGAAGAGCCATTCACGACATCCGAAGTCATTGCAGAGTGCGCGGGTGTAAAGCGAGATACGGTGCAGAAGTTAGTTCGGCGCCATGAAAAAGACCTCCGCGAGTTTGGAAGGGTCGGATTTGAAATCCGGACCTTGCAGACGCGGGGCGGTCAGCAGATGGCAAAGATTTATCACCTGAACGAGCAACAGGCAACGCTTCTGCTTACATTCCTCCGCAATACCCCCGTTGTCATTGAGTTCAAGAAAGAACTCGTTCGCCAGTTCTTTGCCATGCGCAAAGAGCTGATGAATATTAAGACAATCAAGGCCGAGCGCAAGTCACTGCGTACCAGCATGACGGACGCTATCAAGGCGCTGCCGGACAGTCCACATAAGCAGTTCAAGTATAACCAGTACACCGATCTCGCATACATGGCGGCGCTCGGCAAAACGGCGCGGCAGCTTCGTAAAGAGCGCGGCGCGGAAAAGTCTGCAACGGCGAGCGATTACATGAGTTCGGACGAGCTTGCGGCGGTGTCAAAGATGGAAAACCGCATTTCGGTTCTGCTGGAAGTTGGCATGGATTACCAGCAGGTCAAGAATTGCTTGATGCAGACAAAAGCAATCGGGGCATAAGGAAAGCCCTGTTCAGCGTAGCAGGCCGAACAGGGCAGCGGAACAAATCTCACCACAAGATATTGTGTCCGTGCTTATTGTAGCACGGAAGAAAGGAAAAGGCAAGATGCTAAAGCCACAACAGTTAACGCGACGGCGAAATGACCTTGAGCGAGCCGTGCGCGGCGCGATGGGACGGGCGTTGATTCGCACCGGCAAGGAGCTGGGCGAGGAAATCGGCCTATCGGAAACGCAAATCTGCAATCGCATGGCGGGTCGTTCCCGCTGGACTTTAGATGAAATTTGGGAGCTTGACCGAGTTTTGCAATTTACGGACGCGGAAAAGCTCATGCTGATCGGAGGCGCGAAATGATCGATACGTTGTTTTTCGGCGGCATCGCCGCTGCGGTGATCGCGCTCAACGGCTGCGACTTCAGCACGAGCCTTGCCGTCATCGGCGCGTGCGCGGTGTGCAAGGTGCTGTATGAGCTGCTGCCGTTTATTGACAGGGGGTGCAGACGGTGAAATGCGAGTTGTACCGCGACAACTTCCAAAATTTCAAGAAATACGGAATCCCAAAGGCGCAGCTCGTGATTGCGGACATTCCCTACAACATCGGCGCTGACGCTTACGGAAGCAATCCGACATGGTACATCGGCGGCGACAACAAAAACGGCGAGAGCAAAAAAGCAAAGAGCAGCTTTTTCAATTCCGATGGCTATTTCAAGATCGCCGAGTATATGCACTTCTGCAACCGGCTTTTGAAGAAAGAGCCGAAGGAGAAAGGGCAAGCCCCGGCAATGCTTGTTTTCTGCGCGTTCGACCAGATGCAGACCGTCATGGAGTACGGGAAGCAGTACGGATTCAAGAACAGCTACCCGATGTTTTTCTGCAAAAACTATTCCGCGCAGGTGCTTAAAGCCAATATGCGAGTAGTAGGGGCGACGGAGTTTGCGGTAGTGCTTTACCGTGACAAGCTTCCAAAATTTAACAACGGGCGCGAGATCGGCGAAGATGGGAAACCGATTCGCGGCACGGGAAAGATGGTTTTTGACTGGCAGAAGTGGGAGCGCGACGGGAAGGACATTCCCAAGATTCACCCGACACAGAAGCCAGTGAACGTGCTGAAGCGGCTGATTGAAGTTTTTACCGACCCCGGTGACGTTGTAATCGACCCATGCGCGGGAAGCGCGACCACCCTCCGCGCGGCGTATGAACTGGGGCGAAATGCTTACGGTTTCGAAATCGACAGGAACTTTTACAAGGCGGCGCAAGAGGAAATGCTTGCTCCGCTGCTTGAGAAGCCCGCACAAATCACGATGGAAGAGGTGACGCGATGAGACGGCACGACAAGCGCACGAGAGAGCAGCGCAAGGCCGACGAATCTGCGCTGATTGCGGCGGCGTGTCTGGGCGCGGCGTTCCTCTTGATCGTGATCTCAATCCTCGCCACCAGCGCGCAGGCGGTCGATGCGGAACCGGAAGAACCCCCCATCGTAGAGGAGTATGACCCCGCGTGGGATATTCCCGCGACGGAAAGCGCGGCCTGTAACGACGTTTTTCTTGGCGAGTTTACGCTGACGGCCTATTGTCCAGGGAGCTGCTGCTGCGGCAAGTGGGCAAGCGGCTACACCGCGACCGGCACGCTGGCGACCGAGGGGCGCACAATCGCGGTTGACCCCAAGGTTATCCCCTACGGGACGCACGTCCTGCTGATCTGGCCGGACGGCACGCAGCACAGCTATATCGCCGAGGACTGCGGCGGCGGCGTAAACGGCAACCACATCGACGTGTTTTTTGACGACCATCAGGCGGCGCGCGTATTCGGCGTGCAGAGCGCAATGGTGTACATGGAGGTGGAGGAATGATTTATCGCTGCACGTGCTGCCACCTCATTTTTGATGAGCCGGACGTTATGCGCCGGCGCGAAAATCTCGACGGCGAGCGCGGCTATGCCCTCGTGACGGAAAAGTTCTGCCCGGACTGCGGCGCAGAGGAAATGTATTTTGAAGAATTGGAGGAGACCGAAGATGGATAACACCCTGATGAAAGTGACTCAACTCCCCGTAATCGAGGAGCATTTGAGGAGCCGGAAGGAGCAGACGGAGCAGCGCGTCGCAGAGGCAATGAGCCTTGTCTGCACCGACGAGACCTTAACCAGCGTGAAGAACATTCGCGCCGAAATGAACCGCGAGTTTGCCGATGCCGAGACCCAGCGCAAGGCCATTAAAGCCGCAATCATGGAGAAGTACGACAGCTTCGAATCCGTCTACCGTGAGTGCATCGCCGACCCGTACAAGCGCGCCGACGCAGACCTGAAAGCCAAGATCGACGCGACGGAAAGCGAGATCAAGAGCCGCTGCGAGGAAATGCTGCTGGGCTATTTTCAGGAGCTGTGCGCGGTCAACGAGGTCGACTTCCTTTCGTTCGGGCAGACCGGCGTTAAGGTCGATATGGCGAGCGCCAGAGCCAAGACGCCGAAGAAACTCATGGAGCAGATCAAGCTAAAGGTGGACGGCGTGGCGCAGGACATGAAAACCATCGGCACGATGGGCGAGAACGCGCCGGAGATCATGGTGGAGTACAAAAAGAACCTCGACCTCTCGCTTGCGATCTCCGTTGTCAACGAGCGTCACCGCCGCGCCGAGGAGGAGCGCGAGGCCGTGAAACGCCGCACGGAAATGGAGGAGGCCCGCGCTGCCGGAGCACCCGTCCGCGAGGATACCGGCGCAGCGGCCCCGCAGATCGTCCCGAAGCGCGTGGAGCAGGCGGCGGTCGAACGCCTTACGGTGTCGTTCCGCGTGACCGATACGCGCGAGCGCCTGCGCCTTTTGAAGCAATTCCTTGTCAGCAATGGCTATCAGTACGAATGATTATTTGAGGAGGATATTACCATGAACGAAATGCAGACCTACAACAGCACCGAAGTTGTGAGCGCCAAGAGCGTGAACGCCGAAATGATGATCTCCCGTCAGGCGCAGGAGGTACAGGCGGCAATGGTCGTCGCTAAGCGTTTCCCCCGGGACGAGATCGAAGCGAACAACCGCATTCTCAACGCCTGCAAGCGCAAGAGCCTTGCCGAGCGCGCGATCTATGAATACCCGCGCGGCGGCGAGAAAGTGACCGGCCCCTCGATCCGTCTCGCCGAGGTCATGGCGCAGAACTGGGGCAACCTCGACTTCGGCATTACCGAGCTGGAGCAGAAAAATGGCGAGAGTACCGTCATGGCCTACTGCTGGGATTTGGAGACCAACACCCGCCAGACGAAGATCTTCACCGTGCCGCATATCCGCTACACCAAGAAAGGCAGCGTTGCCCTCACCGACCCGCGCGACATCTATGAAATGGTCGCCAATCAGGGCGCGCGCCGTATGCGCGCGTGCATTCTTGGCATTATCCCCGGCGACGTGGTAGACGCCGCTCTTGCGGCGTGTACCACGACGATGATGAGAAAGAGCGATGAACCCATGATCGACCGCGTACGCAAGATGGGACGGGCGTTCAAGGACGACTTCGGCGTACCGATGGAGTGCCTTGAAAAGTACATCGGCTGCAAGGCCGAAGCGTTCACGGCGCAGAGCATCGTGCGCCTGCGTAATGTGTATACCTCACTGAAAGAGGGACGCGCGAGCCGCGAGCAGTATTTTGATCTCCCGACCGTCGAAGTGGACGAGACCACAGGCGAGGTCAAGGACGATCTGCCCGCTCCCGCTGATGCCCTCGGTACGCCGGACGACGGAAAGACCGGCACCACCAAGCAGGTGAGCATGAATGATCTGTAAGGTCAAGGTCATTTCGACCGGCTCCAAGGGGAACGCCGTACTGCTGAATGATGAAATCCTCATTGACTGCGGCATTCCCTTTCGGGCACTCGAACCATACTGCAAGGGATTGAGGCTCGTCCTGCTGACGCACGTTCACGGCGACCATTTCAACCCCGAGACCATCAAGCGCCTGCACTTCCTGCGCCCTGCGCTGCGCTGGTGCGTCCCTCCGTGGCTCATGGGACCGATGGGACGCATCGGCGTGGACCGCCGCGTGACCGACGAGGGCATGGCAGGCCATGTGCTGTTCTATTCCTGTTCCCTTTTCTACCCAGTCTGTGTGTCCTACAATTCCATTCCTCACGATGTTCCGAATTGTGCGTGGCATATCGAATTTGCAAACGGCGAGCGCGTGTTCTATGCGACGGACTGCGCCTCGCTGGACGGCATTGTGGCGCAGGACTACGACCTTTATCTGATCGAAGCAAACTACGGCGAAGAGGAGATACAGGAGCGCATGAAGCGCAAGCTGGAGGCGGGAGAATTCAGCTATGAGAGCCGCGCAATGGAGAGCCATCTATCCCGCGAGCAGGCGCACGCATGGATCGCCCAAAACGCCGCCATCGGCAAGAGCCATGTGCTCTATCTGCACCAACACCAAAGCGAGGAGGAATTGAAATGAGCATGAATCGCGTATGCCTGATGGGACGCATCGGGCGTGACTTGGAGCTGAAAAAGACGAACAGCGGCGTATCCGTCGTGTCGTTCCCTCTTGCCGTTGATCGCAACGGCAAGGAGGGAGGCACAGACTGGATCGACGTTGTCGCATGGCGCGGAACGGCAGAAGTGCTCTGCAACTACGCCGGACGCGGGCGTTTGATCGGCGTCGAGGGGCGCTTGCAGATGCGCGACTGGACGGACAAGAACGGCAACAAGCGCAGGAGCTACGAGGTGCAGGCTGACAGCGTGTATTTTGCAGACAACAGGCGCTCGGAGGATAGCAACACCACCGCGCCACAATACGCCGCAGAGAGCGCCGCAGGCGGCTTTGCAGAGGTCAGCGAGGACGAATCCGAGCTACCATTTTAAGGCGGTGACGGCATGGGAGCTGCATCGACAAGGTGCTATGTAAAGGCATATTACGACTGGATCGAGCAAACAGCAGCACTGGAAGATGACGAAAAAGGCCGTTTGTTTGTTGCGATTTTGGAATATGCCAGGTCGGGTGAAATCCCCGATACACTCGGGAGAGAGTCTCTTTTATTCCCAGTATTTAAGGCGGTCGTCGACCGTGACGCTCAAAAATCCGGTGCGCTGGCTCAAAACGGAGCGGCTGGCGGCAGAGCGTCAAAAGCAAATGCAAGCAAACGCAAGCAAACGCAAGCAAATGTAAGCAAATGCAAGCCTACTAATAACATAAGACATAAGACAGAAGACATAGAACATAAGACAGAAGACGATATACCCCCTAAATCCCCCTCTACGGGGGACGCATTCGAGCGTTTCTGGTCAGTTTACCCGCGAAAAATCGGGAAACAGTCTGCTAAGAGAGCTTTCGAGCGGGTCAAAGTACCACTCGAAACACTTGTGACCGCAGTGGAGCGGCAGAAGTGCAGCGACCAATGGACGCAGAACAACGGGCAGTTTATTCCACACCCCGCCACATGGCTGAATCAAGGCCGGTGGGACGATGAGCTGCCCGAGAGCGGCAGAGGGTATCACTACGACTACGGCAACACGGATGGAAGCCTATGAACGTTGACGCATTGATCGACAGCATCGCGAAAAAGGCCGAGCCTGTGCGCGATCTGGTCGACTACGAGAAAGACGGGCTGCTGTACTGCGGTCATTGCAACACGCCGAAGCAGTGCCGGATCCCCATCGGTGGGAGCGCCCGCCTTGTCGGCTGTCAGTGCGCTTGCGCGGCGCGAGAATACGAGGCCGAAAAAAAAG